TGTTATAATATGTGTGTCAGAGAAATACTGGCTGCGGTTATGCCCTTCGGTAGGTTCAGCATAAGCGGCTATAGGAATCTACCACATAAATATAAACATCTATTAAGAAATGTTATGGATGATGACAGGGACTTACTCGAAGAATTAGCAGAGGTTATAGCACAAGGTCCTATTATCTTTACTCCTGACGAAGAATTTATAAAAAAAATTAACGATAAAAAAGAGGACTAAATAACAGTAGGAAAGCACTGTTTGAATGACTAATTCCTTTTACGACAATCAAATAAAGAATAGGAATTTTCTGTCCCCATCTGGGTTTCAGTTCAATCTTGCTAGAGCACCAAAGGTAGATTTCTTTTCTAACTCAACTAGAATACCTGGCATACAGTTAGGTAATATTGATGTAGGAAATTATCTAAAATCAATTCCTGTACCAGGTGATCAAATACAGTTTGAAGATCTTACTCTACAGTTTCTAGTAGATGAGAACATGGAAAACTTTTTAGAAATTCATAATTGGATTTACTCACTAGGTTATCCTAAATCTGTTGATCAGTTTGGAGACTTGATTCGTGCTGATGATAATCAATTTGTTGTAGACGATTTAAGACAGTTTAGTGATGGAACGCTAACAGTTTTAAATAGTAACTTTACTCCTATGTCGTACATCAAGTTTAAAGATTTATTTCCAGTATCTTTATCTACTCTAGAATTTTCTGCAAGTGAAACTGATTACTCGTATTTTACAGCAACAGTTACATTCAAATATCTAATTTATGAAATCCTTGACACCAAGTTCAAGGTTAGGACATCATCTATTACAACATGAATCTTGAAACTATACAAAGTATGTGGGAAAAAGACTCACAGATTGACCAAATTAAAATTCACGACGAAGCAGCAAAGATCCCAATGTTACATGCAAAGTACTGGGATGTTTACAATGCTCTAAAATTATTACGAGAGAAAGCAACCGCACAGGAATATAGGGTTAAGTTAGATCGGCATAACTATTACACAGGAAAATCCGACCCCTCAGTGTATCAGGCCGAACCGTTTCCATACAAAGTAAGAGAAAAAGATTCAGTAAAAAGGTACATGGATGCTGATGAGAAGGTTCAGACTATAGTATTGAAGATAAGATATTATGATGTAATGCTGACATACCTAGAAGATATCATCAAGCAAATTAATAATAGAGGATTTCAATTAAAAAATATCATTGATTGGCAAAAACTATCAGGATGATGTCAGACATTATTATCTCAAAAAAGAATGAAGTCTATTTAAAGATAATATCAGAACCTCATGTTGCTCATGAGTTATCTGATCAGTTTACCTTTGATATACCTGGTGCAAAATATATGCCACAGTATAGAAATAGACACTGGGATGGTAAGATTCGTTTATTTAATTTACAGAAAGGAGAAATATATGCAGGGTTACTTGATAAGATAGTATCATTTTGTAAGAACCATAATTATGATTATAAATTTGAAGACAGTAAATTCTATGGTACTCCATTTGAAGTCAATGATATGATTTCTATGGAAGGTGTCAAGGATTATATGAATGCTATATCTAAGATTCCTCCAAGAACTTATCAAATTGAGGGAGTATACGATGCTCTAAGACACAATAGAAGACTATTGATATCACCCACAGCCTCTGGCAAATCGTTGATGATTTACTCATTAGTGCGGTACTTCGCAGAGCAAAAGAAAAAGACTCTGATAGTTGTTCCAACGACATCTCTGGTAGAGCAGATGAGTAAGGACTTTGTGTCTTACGGTTGGGATGCTGATTCATATTGCTCCAAAATTTATGCGGGAAGAGATAAGGAAGTAGATACTCCTGTAGTCATTACCACCTGGCAATCTATCTATAAACTTCCTAAGATATACTTTGAGAAGTTTGAAGTTGTTATAGGAGATGAGGCACATCAGTTTAAATCAGCGTCACTCGTAAAAATTATGACTAAATTGCATGAAGCAAAGTATCGTTATGGGTTCACTGGTACACTAGATGGTACACAAACACATAAACTTGTCCTAGAAGGACTGTTCGGACCTTCATATAAGACAGTTAAGACACATGAATTGATGGAGAAAGGGTATCTTGCTAAGTTAAATGCTAAAATTATACTACTGAAACACCCTATGAGTGGTAAAGTATGCTTTGATACTTATGAAGAAGAGATACAATACCTCATATCACATGAAAAAAGGAACAACTTTATTAAAAATCTAGCATTAGACCTTAAAGGTAACACCTTGATACTGTACAGTAGGGTAGAAACCCACGGTCAAATCATATATGATCTAATAAATAGTAGTGACGATCGTAAAGTGTTCTTTATTCATGGTGGAGTAGATGTTGAAGACAGAGAACAAGTTCGTGAGATAACAGAGAAGGAAACAAATGCAATCATTGTTGCCTCTTATGGTACTTTCTCTACAGGAATTAACATTAAGAACTTACATAATGTCATTTTTGCATCTCCTAGCAAAAGTAGAATACGCAATTTACAAAGTATTGGTAGGGTTCTAAGAAAAGGATCTAATAAATTTAAAGCTACTTTGTATGATATTGCAGATGATTGTACAGTGACTCTACCAAACTTAGAGACAAAGAGAAACTACACATTGAATCATCTGGTAGAAAGAATTAAAATATATAATGAAGAACACTTTAACTATGATCTTGTAAGAGTATCGTTGAAGGAGAAAAAATGAAAAAAGAAGAAACCTATTTTGTTTTCAAGTTGATCTCAGGTGAAGAAATAATAGCAGTCACCACTATGGATGACAGTGGTATAGAACCTTGCTTCTTTATTGCCGAACCGCTAAAAGTAGAGTTAACTCATAAAGGTACAAACACATTAGTTAGATTAGTACCTTGGATAACCATTCCAGAAGAGGATGAGATATATCGTTTGTCATTTGATAAAATTATTACTTTAAAAGAATTAGATGCTGATCATGAGATGGTGTTAGCATATGATCATTATAACCTAGGAAGGAAAACGACGACCGCCAATCGGGTAGATATTAGTGAGAAGATGGGTAAATTAGGTAATGTAGATACCGCTAGAGTATCTTTAGAAAAGATATTTGTTCTTGACAAGTCCGTTGATAAGCCAGGAATATCAACTACAGTATAACCTTGAAACCTCTACAAGGATCATTGTACATGTATTTTGCATTGTTGTCAAGCTATGTTATAATATAAACAGAAAGGAGCAAAAATGCCCAGAAAAAGATCCGATCATTATGTGAATAACAAAGAGTTGTTAGAAGCAATGATTGTTTATCGCAGTAAATGTGCCATCGCAAAAGAAAAAGGAATCGACCCACCCGCCATCAGTAACTATCTTGGTGAGTGTTTTTTAAAGATTGCAACACACTTATCATATAAACCTAACTTTGTAAACTATATGTTTAGAGAAGATATGATTGGTGATGGTATAGAGAATTGTGTACAATACATCCATAACTTCAATCCTGAGAAGTCTACTAACCCTTTTGCATACTTTACACAGATAATATATTATGCTTTCCTCAGACGCATACAGAAGGAGAAGAAGCAACTTGAGATAAAAACTAAGATAATAGAAAGGACTGGGTATGATCAGGTTATGGTAGTCGAAGACGGTGCAGGAGGTACAAGTTCCGACTATAATACAATTAAGGATAACATTCAGTATAAAAATACTAATAGATGAAAACAGCGATTATTACTGATCAGCATTTCGGTATGAGGAAAGGCAACCGAATATTCCATGATTACTTTCAAAAATTTTATGACACAGTATTCTTCCCGACGCTCGAAAAAGAAGGAATCAAAACGGTCATTGATATGGGAGATACTTTCGACAACCGTAGAACTATTGATCTCTGGAGTCTCGAATGGTCGAAGAAAAATTACTTCGATAGGTTACGAGATATGGGTATCACTGTGTATACTATCGTGGGTAATCATACTGCCTATTACAAAAACAATAACTCAATTAATTCTATTGACCTTTTACTACGAGAATATAATAATATCATCACTATCCCTGACTACGCAGAGTATACGATTGGCGACACAAAATGTCTTTTCATAGGATGGATGAATGAAGAGAACAGACCAAAGATAGAAAGAAAACTTAAGTCGTCAAAAGCAAAGGTTGTATTTGGTCATTTAGAATTAAATGGTTATGCAGTATATAAAGGATTTACACAGAGTCATGGTGCTAGTGGTGATGCAGATATCTTTAATAACTTTGAGAGAGTTTATACTGGACACTACCATACTAGATCTACAGATGGTACAGTTTATTACTTAGGTAATCCTTATGAAATGTTCTGGAACGACTGTGATGACACTCGTGGATTTCATATCTGGGATTCAGATACTTTTGAAGCAACTCCTGTAAACAATCCTCATAGGATGTTTCATAAAATTTATTACAAAGATACTCCACATCAATTGTTTGATGCTACTCCATACGCAGGTAAGATAATAAAAGTTATAGTAGAGAAAAGAAGTAAACCAAAAGAATTTGAAAAGTTCCTAGACAAACTTAATACCGTAGGTGTAGAAGACCTAAAGGTTATTGAGAGTGTAGACTGGAATCACGGATATGTACAAGGACAAGACTTTGATGCAGAGAATGAGGAGAATACTATTACCTTGTTAAATAGATTTATAGAGGAGTCGGAGGTTGATCTTGACAAAGATAGAGTTAAAGAACTTATCGGAGGACTATACAACAAAGCATGTGAGGTTGACTAATGTGGTTACTTACTGAAGAAGGAAATCGTGAAGGTGCTTACGCAGTAAAAGATGCTGCAGGTGAAAAAGTCTTGTACATGTTTGAGGAAGAGGATGATGCAGTCAGATATGCAGAGATGATGGAAGAAGAGTTACCTAAAGAAATGGATATTATAGAAGTTGACGAAGAGGTTGCAATAAAAGCGTGTGAGGTGTATAATTATAAGTATAGTATTATATCGAAAAACGACTTCGTAATACCTCCAAAAAAGGATGATTCGGTTCAAAAAAATTAAATGGAAAAACTTCCTGTCTACAGGTGATCAATGGACGGAAGTAATATTAGATGCTGATGGAACCACACTCATTGTAGGAGCAAATGGTGCAGGTAAATCTACTGTGTTAGATGCCATATGTTTTGTGCTGTTTAATAAACCATACAGAAAAATTACAAAGTCTCAATTAGTCAATACAACTAATGAGAAAGGAACAGAGACAGAGATAGAATTTGAGATTGGTTCAAAGAAATATCTTGTTCGTCGTGGTATCAGGCCGAACATTTTTGATATTGTGATAGATGGTAATATGCGTAACAAAGAAGCAGATGATAGAGTCAATCAAAAGGTTCTAGAAGAACAGATACTAAAATTAAATTTTAAATCATTTACACAGATTGTTATTCTAGGTAGTAGTAACTTCATACCATTCATGCAACTCAACGGTCCTAACCGTAGAGAGGTCATAGAAGACCTTCTAGACATCAAAATATTCTCTGCTATGAATAACATAGTAAGAGATCAAATGAGGGTTGTTAAGGACTCTGTGAGAACTTTAGAGTTAAAGAAAGATAACTTGAATGATAAAGTATTGATGCAAGAAGAGTTTATCGAAGAGTTGGATAAGAGAGGTAAAGAGAATATACAAGATAAAGAAAAGAAACTTAATATGATTGCGTTAGATGTAGACAAATTGTTAAAGAAAAATGAAAATCTTAACACTAGTATAGTTAGCATTCAAAGACAATTAGAAACTGTATCAGATGCATCAAACCGACTGCAACAACTAGGTTCTTTGAAACAGAAGATAACCAATAAAGTATCCAGAATTACTAAAGAAGAGAGGTTCTTCAGTGAGCATAAAACATGTCCTACATGCGATCAGCACATTGAAGAATCATTTCGGTTAAATAGAATTGAAGACGCTCAATCTAAGGCAAAGGAACTCAACGAAGGTTATCAAAAACTAGAGGAGTCAATAACAAAAGAAAGCATTCGAGAGCGTCAATCCCAACAACTCACCAAGGAGATTACAAACTTAACTTATGACATTTCTCAAAACAATACTAGAATTTCTAGTTTACAACAACAAACAGGAGATATACAACAGGAAATTCAAACTGTTACCAGTAAGTTACAAAATAGAAATTCTGAACATGAGGAATTAGGAAAGTTTAAAGGGGAACTAGAAATAGTATTCGATAAGCTTGCTACAGAAAAAGAGGAAATAAACTATAAAAACTTTGCTTACTCTCTATTACAAGATGGAGGAGTAAAAGCAAGGATCATAAAAAAATATCTTCCTTTGATTAATGAGCAAGTAAATCGTTATTTACAGATGATGGATTTTTATATAAACTTCCATCTAAACGAAGAGTTTAACGAAACGATTCAAAATCCAATACACGATAAGTTCTCCTATTCTTCATTCTCTGAAGGAGAAAAAATGCGTATCGACTTAGCACTCCTATTCACATGGAGAGAGGTCGCAAGATTTAAAAATTCTGCAAACACAAACCTATTAATATTAGATGAAGTATTTGATTCATCACTAGATGGATTCGGAACAGATGAGTTTATAAAAATTATAAAGTATGTTGTAAAAGATGCTAATGTATTTGTAATATCACACAAGACAGATATGTTAGATAAGTTTGGTACAGTAATAGAATTTACAAAGAAAGGTGGATTCTCTTACTCTACTAAGAACTCTGCAGACGCATAGTGTGCCAATAATATTAGTGTCCATTTTGACCTTTAGATGGGTATGTAGTCCATTATAATAAGTACATACCAAACAAAAAACAAAATGAAAGGAGTTCAATTATCACCATGCATCGACTATCTCTCAATGGAAGATGATCAAGGTGCTGTAGGTGTGTTAGTATTTCGTGGTACTATGCATCAACCTGCTATGGTTGCATCAGTAGAATGCCAAGAAGATTTTAAATCTGCATACAACGAATTCAAAACTTACGAAGACTATGCCTAACACAGAAACAAAAACAGAGGTAATCTTAGAAAGATACCCATACAGATTTGTACAGAAAGGTCTTCTAGAAACTAATGGAGAACCAGACTATCGTATACAAAAGTTCAATGATATCCAAAAGAGATATTATGACATGTATTACCTTGATAGTTCTATACAACTAGACTGTGCTATAGAAGATCCTGAGTATGTCAAATGGTTAGATCCTGACCCAGAAGTTGCTGCTTATCCTAATCAAGGTGATGTAGTTGTTTCTCCTTACGGTTGGCATTCATGACAAACTCTTGGAGTTTATTAGCACATCATCTTGAAGGAACTATGGACGAAGCATTTCCACTAAAAACCAATTTCAAATACAATGAAGATGAGATCTTAGACAGTATCAAAGAGTATATTGGTAAAACATATTCCAAACATTACTCTAATAAAATACAAACCTTAGATCTCATTGATTCAGTTGGTGATGCATCTGCATTTTGTAGAAGTAACATACTAAAGTATGCTTCAAGATATGACAAGAAAGGCACACCAAAGCTTGACATTCAGAAGATAATACACTATGCTGTATTATTATACCACTTTGAAGGA